AGCTTAAGTAGCACGGTTTTAACCGCCGCAGATTTAACCGCCGAAGTTGATACGGGGAGTGGTTATTCACAGGTGGGCGAATGTGCAATTTCAGGATTAGTAGAGACTAAAAAATGTACGCTCTCTTTTCCAGTTCCGATAGGCGCTCATTATCGTTTTATTCAAGTAAGCGGTACTAGCTCTATTATCGGTGTTAAAAAACTAGACTTATAAGGAGACTTTTATGCCATTAAAAGAAAGTTCAAGCGATAAAGCTTTTAGTGAAAATATTAAAAAAGAAAAAGCCGCCGGTAAAAAACAAGATCAAGCGGTCGCCATCGCCTATTCCGAAAAGCGGAAAGCTCAAAAGAAAGGCAAATAAGATGGAAATGGCTTTAAAATTGATTAACGCCATTGTTCCGCTGGTTGTGGAGTTAATTAAGCAACATCATGCGAACGATTGTGCAGAAGATCAGCAAAAAATTACCGAAGCTTTATTTAGCGAAGCGATTGATAAAGCACATAACGGTGGTTAATGCCCTTACCGTTTCCATTCGATTTTAGAAACCCGGATTATATATCTGTTTTTGAATGGCGGGTGGAACGGTATCAGCGTTTAATTAAGCAGCCTAAAAAATTCATCGCTCTACAAGAAGAATATCGAAACAACCCCGCGCAATTCATCATTGACTGGGGCATGACGATTGATCCGCGAAACGTAGAGCGTGGCTTACCGGCGGTAGTACCCTTTTTACTTTTCGAATGCCAAGAAGAATGGGTGAATTGGTTTGTCGATTGTTGGCGTCGCCAAGTACCCGGCGTAACCGATAAATCACGCGAAATGGGCGTCACGTGGCTTTCTACTTCGGTGGCAGCAACACTTTGTTTATTCAATCAAGGCATGTCGATTGGTTTTGGTTCACGTAAAGAAGAATACGTTGATAAGCTCGGCGATCCTAAATGTCTTTTGTACAAAGTTCGTTTTTTCGTCTCAAAATTACCGCCTATTTTTCGTGGGACATGGGATGAAAGAAAACATGCTCCGCACATGCGAGTACAATTTCCCGACACAGGTTCTATCATTACCGGTGAAGCCGGTGAAAATATCGGGCGCGGTGATCGTCAAAGTATTTATGTTGTAGATGAAAGCGCATGGCTACCCCATCCCGATGCGGTTGAAGCATCACTATCTCAAACCACGAATTGTCGTCACGATATTTCCACACCAAGGGGGATGAATAATCCCTTCGCTCGTAAAGTACATAATCCCAATTATGAAAAACGTAGCCTACACTGGCGACAAGACCCCCGTAAAGATCAAGCTTGGTATGATAAAAAATGTTTAGAAATTGACGATCCCGTGGTGATCGCCCAAGAACTCGATTTGAATTATTCCGCTTCGCAAGAAGGCATTGTTATTGATCCGTTGTGGGTACAAGCTTCGATTAATGCGCACATCACGCTTGGTATTAAGCCGTCAGGTGTGCGTGAAGCGGCATTAGATGTTGCCGGACAAGGACGTGATTTAAATGCCTTCTGTGGCCGTCATGGTATTTTAGTGGAATATATCGAATCATGGTCGGGTAAAGGGAGTGATGAATACGCTACAACTGAACGGGCTTTTAATCTCGCCACGGTATTAGGTTATCCATTAGTAAAATATGACGCAGATGGTTTAGGCGAAGGTATTCGAGGTCCAGCGCGTAAAATTAATGAACAATTTCCGCCGCAACGTCGAATTGAATTTGAAGGTTTTCAAGGTTCAGGTGCTGTAACCGACCCAGAAAATGATCCACTACATAAACCAGGTACGCCCAAAGACCCTAAGAAAGCAAGGACAAATGACGATCTATTTAAAAATAGAAAAGCTCAAGCGTGGTGGGCGTTACGTCGTCGTTTTTATGTCACGTATAAAGCGGTTGAAGCAAAACGTAAAAATGAAATATACGAATATGCTCCTGAAGATATTATATCGCTCTCAGGGGATTTAAAAGAACTTCAGAAATTAATTGCCGAATTATCGCAACCCACTTATGAACTTGATAATGTTGGCAAAATTATTATTGAAAAATTAGCCGAAGGTGCGCGCTCGCCAAATCTCGCCGATGCAGTTATGATAGCTTACGCACCGCCTAAAAAACGCAGTAGAGGATTTTTTGATGCTTAAGCAACTATTAAACCGAGTTTTTAGAGAACCCGTTAAACCAACTAGCATTCTTTCACCGGATTTAGAATTTCCGCAACCTGAAGAATATAACGCGATTGTTAAAAGAGCGTTAGATAGGACTTTTCAAGTACGCCAGCCGCTTTATCCACAAGAAGGCGCGGCGATGGACGCTTTCGATTCGGTGTCGCAATATCAAGTTAATTATCCGCTCTCCCCTGAATTAATTTCATGGTATGGCTCTCAAGGATTTATCGGGTATCAACTCTGCGCCATCATCGCGCAAAATTGGCTTGTTCGAGAAGCTTGCTTCTTACCAGCGCGCGAGGCGATTAAAAAATGGTTTGACGTGACTGTGAATAACGGAACACCGATTAAACCGGATGTGATGGACTCAATTCGACAAGCTGATAAACGATATCAACTCCACCGAAATTTACGCAATTTTATTGGCAAAGGCCGAGTTTTCGGTATTCGTATCGTAATGTTTAAGGTGAAAGTAGATGATCCTCGTGAATATTATGAAAATCCGTTTAATCCTGACAGCATTGAGCCTGGTAGCTATTTAGGGATGGTTCAAGTTGATCCATACTGGATTACGCCAGAACTCGATTCTAAATCTGCCGGTGATCCCTCCTCGCTTTATTTTTATGAACCGACATGGTGGCGCGTTAACGGCATGAGAATACATCGAACTCATTTGATCATTTTTAGAACAGAAGAACTAGAAGATATTTTAAAACCAACCTATTTTTACGGCGGTATTTCTATTCCGCAAAAAATATTAGAACTTGTCTACAACACTTTACGTACAGCGAATGAAGCTCCGATGCTTGCCATGACAAAACGGCTTCAAGCACTTAAAATTGATCTTGATGCCGCTGTTGGTCAGGGCGATCAACTCCACCAGCGTATGCGTGAATGGACATTTTTACGAAATAACTATGGCGTAAAAGTAATCGGATTAAATGAAGAAGTTACGCAACTTGATACTTCACTGACTGATTTAGATACTACGCTCATGTCACAAGAGCAACTTGTTGCCTCCGCGGCGCGCGTGCCGGTGACGAAGTTATTTAAAACGCCACCGAAAGGTTTTGATGCCACTGGCGAATATGACGAAACTAACTGGCATGAAGATTTAGAAACACTTCAAATTAATGATCTCACTCCTTTGCTGGAACGGCATTACTTATTTGTGATTCATTCCGATATAGCGCCGATGTATAACATTAAGCCCTTCCCGATTTCGATTACATGGAAACCGCTTGATACCGAAACAGCCGAACAACGCGCCACGACAAATAAGACGAAATTTGATGGCTATGTGGCTTTAGCGTCTACTGGCGCAATTGATGGCCAAGATATTCGTGATGCATTAATCGCCGATCCAACCAGCGGTTTTTCAGGCATAACGCCACAAATGCCGGAACCTGATCCAGAAACCGATCCAAATGCTGATGATAACAATAATGCCGAAGAAAAATAAAAATTATCGGTATGGTAAAAAATTGAACTATAACGTTTCAGCACAGATTCGTTATTTTTCGGATATTCACAGCCTCATTAAAAAAATGAGTGATGAAACTGAAAAAGCAGTTTTGGGATTTTTTCATAAACCAGTTGCGACAAAATTTAAAACGCAACAGCAAGAAGCTGCCGCAATGGACTCCGGGATAAGTGATGATGCTAAAAAACTGATTGGAAGGCTCAGAAAAAAATTTGAGGAGCTATTTACTACCAAGGCACCCATTTATGCTAAGAAAATGGTGGATCAAGCCACTAAATCCAGTTCTGTAGCTTTGAATCAAAGTATCAAAGAAATCACCCAAGCTCTTTCGGTGAAAATGGATTTTATTCCGAAAGGTATGAATCAAATTGTTAAAGGACTCATCAACGAAAATGTTTCTTTGATCACTACTATACCCGAACAATATTTTAGAAATGTCACTAGCGCCGTGATGTTATCTATCACCACAGGTACCGGCATGGATCAACTCACGAGAAACTTGCAAAAGTACTACGGTACGGTAAATAATAAAGCCAGAAATGTTGCCTCAGATCAAAGTCGTAAAGCTTATAATGCGATTAATAAGCAACGAATGATGGCAGCCGGATATCAAGAATTTGAATGGTTACATAGTGGCGGCGGATTACATCCGCGTCCCGATCATGTAGCAATGGATGGGAAAATTTACAGTTTTAGCAAACCACCAGTTATTGACAAAAAAACCGGTGAGCGTGGTATTCCAGGCCAAGCAATTAACTGTAAATGTACTATGCGACCGATTTATCGGTTAGAAAACGGAGAACGGATATGAGTACAGCCAGAAAGTTTGATACCAACGGCTGGTTTGAAGTGAAAAGAAACCCCATTTCAAAAAGTGGTGTTTTTCCCTATTTAGGGCGTTCTATTCCACTTCCAGGACTTGATCCAGATAAATTTTACAATGTTTATCGTCCCGCTTCAGAACTTGCAAAACAAGAAACGATTGATTCATTTAAATTGTTGCCTTGGATAGATGGCCATGCTATGCTTGGGCCAAATGAAGACACCCCCGCTGAATTGAAAGGAATTCACGGAGTCACTGGCGAGGATGTTTTTTTTGAAGAACCGATTTTGTACGCAAATTTAAAATTATTTTCTGAGCGGCTTGCCAAGAAAATAGAAGATGAAAAACCAGAACTATCACTTGGTTTTAATTGCAAGTGGGTTCTGGAAGACGGAGTACATGATGGGGTGCCATATAGTATTGTGCAACGAAATCCTTGCGGCAATCATTTGGCGAGTGTAACAGAAGCACGATGCGGTCATGAAATGGCTGTATTAGATCAAAAAGACGAGGTACCTTCGATGAAAGAAGAAGACGGCAAGAAAGAGGAAGGCGGTATTACGCTGACTCATCTTAAACAATGTATTGATGAACTTCCCGGTAAAATTGCCGAAGCTCTAAGCGGCCATAAAAAAGAAGAAGTCAAAGACGAGGATGAAATGGCTCAAACTGAAGGTGGCACTTCTGAATATGAAGAAAAAGAAATGCCTAAAGAAGAACCCGTTGAAGATGAAACAGAAAAAGACGGCGAAAAGAAAGAAGAAAAGAAAAGCGATGCTGCAATGGATCAAGCAGAAATCACTAAAAAGATTGTTGCCGATATTTCCAGACGCGATGCACTTGCTAAAAAATCTTTTCCGCACGTTGGCGTTTTTGATGCGTCTGAAATGACTTTAGCTGAAACCGCTAAATATATCGTCAAAAAATTAAAATTGAGTTGCCCACCCGGTCATGAAAATTCTGTATTAGCTGGATATTTCGCCGCGGCTACAGTTAGTCAGCCAGTGATGGGAAATAAAGCAGCGATGGATAGTAAAGGTGTTCAATCACCTCAACTTCGTAAAATTCTCTACGGGGAGGAATAAGCATGGGTTTTCAAACAGCAGTATATGCCGATCAAGCGATTGGTATTCCGGGTACTCGTTATGACGATAGTCCCTTAAGGGCGCTTTCTTACATCATTAATTCAGCTTCAGCAGCTTATAATATTATCGGCGCAACCGCGATGACTGTCACCTCTGACGGGATAGCCCAAGCCGGTAGCGGCGGCACACGTGGTTTTGCCGGTATTTTAGCTAACCCTGAAATACAAGCATTATTCGGCGCTGGTGGCGTACCGTTAAATCCAAGTTTAACTTTGAATAATGGTATCGTCGCAGCTTGCGTAACAATGGGTAGAATTTTTGTCACCCTTCCCGCAGCGGCTAATATCGGAGATTTAGTTGTTTTCGATAACACCACGGGTGCGCTCTCAACGGTCGCTCCAGGTGCAGGCTTGCCGGTCGGAAAAACTTTTGCTCAGTCTCAAGTTATTCGTTATACCTTAAGCGGCGCGGGTGTAGCGGTCATTGAAATTGATCCGTATTTAGTAGCCCCCACTTAATTAAGGAGTGAGAAAAATGTCTCAAGTTAGTAAAGTTCATGCGACGATTCCGCATAACAGAATTAAACCTGTTCGGAATTTTAACTGTAATTTTGCCGATGAATTACCAAACATTGGTATTCATGTGCCCGGCGCGTGCATAGCTAAAATGCAGGAACATTATTCTGCAAAAGGTTCAGCAATGGACGCCCTTCAGCCGATGACCACGACGCCCAGCTTCGGTACTCCTGTACAATTTTTACAGGGGTGGATACCCGGCGTGGTGTTCATTTGTACTCAAGCACGTAAAATTGACGAAGCCATTGGCTATCGTATTGTGGGCGATTGGGCAGATGAACAGGTTGTACAAACCATATTAGAACGTGTGGGTGTCGCGCAGCCTTATACCGAATATCAAAACGTACCGGAATCTGGTTTCAACTTAAACTACGTGTTTAACACGATTGTTAACTTTGAATCAGGTATGTTCATCGGAAATAAAGAATCTGCCAGAACTGCTAAGGTAAATGTAAGTGCTGATAATGCGAAACGTAATGCTTGTACCCAAGAGCTAGAAATTTCGCGTAACTATATCGGTTTCTACGGGTTTAATGGCGGTTTTAATTTAACTTATGGTATCTTTAATACTCCCGGATTACCAGCTTATGTTACCGTGGCTAACGGTGACAATGGTACTCCACAGTGGTCAACTAAAACCTTCTTGAATATTACCGCGGATATTCGTACTGCGGCTAATCAACTACAAACTCAATCGGGTGACTTAGTTGATCCACGGACAACCCCTACTACGCTATTTTTACCGACTAACGTCATGGCTTATTTAACTACCGTGACTGATTTCGGTATCACTGTAGAAGATTGGTTGAAAAAAGTTTATCCGGCAATGCGCGTGGTTTCAGCTCCACAATTAAACAACGCTAACGGTGGCGTAGGCGTGTTTTATTTATTTGCCGACAAAATGGATACCGGTGCGGATGAAGACGGTTCGACTGATGACGGTAGTGTTTTTTCTCAAAATATCCAAACTAAATTTTTAGTAAATGGCGTTGAGAAATTAGCTAAAGGTTATCTGGAAGCTTACCTGAATTCTACCGCTGGCGTGATGTGTAAACGTCCGTTCTTAGTCGTCCGTTATTCCGGTATTTCTTAATAGAAAGGAGAAATTATGCCTTATGTTTATTCTACCCTCGGGCAAGATATGCTCTACACTAATTTCGTTCAGGGCGGCAATGATTTAAAACAACCCATCGCTGAAGTGTTAATTCGTGGCGGCGCGCACGTCATGAATAACAAAACTCTGATTACGCCATTAGGTACTCGGACTGAAATTACCGATGCTCAACATGAAGTGTTAAAGAAAAATGTTATTTTTCAAATGCATGTTAAAAACGGTTATATTGTTGTTCAAGATAACAAACAAAAAATTGAAAAGGTCGTGAAAGGCCACATGGAAGGGAAAGACAAATCAGCTCAAATGACGGCTGAAGATTTTAAAAAATTAAGAGAGAATGGTAAAGAAGGTGAAATTCCGGCGGTAGTATCAGATAAGGTAAAATAATGTCACTTCACGTATTTGACGTTACAGCCTTTCGAGCGCAATTCCCGGAATTTAAAGACCCTGTTGCTTATCCCGATGCCGTTTTACAAGGCTATTGGGATTTATCGACGGCTATTATTGATCCAAATGATAACTGTACGATGAAAGGAAACCAGCTTCAACAAGCACTTAACTTGATGACGGCTCATTTTGCTTTATACTTCAATAAATAAAGGCAAAAATGTCGGTGTGTTACAAGGGGCGACGGTTGATAAGGTGAGTGTGACTTTAACACCACCGCCTTTAAAATCGGGTTATCAATGGTGGTTATCACAAACGTCGTATGGACAACAATTGTGGGAGCTTCTTCAGGTATTGAATGCAGGCGGTTATTATTTCGGCGGTTTACCTGAACTCGCGTCGTTTAGGAAAACCGCAGGTGTATTTTGAAAAGAACACGGAAAAAAGGAAATACCATTGAATTTACTTTAGCGCTCAGTAGTTTAAAAAATCGAGTGCTAAAAGTCGGTTGGGTATCTGAAAAATTTTATCCCCCTCGTCGTACCGGTGGAACTCAAAAACGCAGCACCATGACTACCGCTGGCGTGGGTTACATTGCAGAATTTGGCTCCGCTAGTCGTAACATCCCAGCGCGTCCCATTATGACACCTACTAATAAAGAACAAAAAGACGCTTGGAGAAAAATAGCTGAATTTGAAACTAAAAAAA